AACAGAGAGAGTCACCCTGATGGCTGATTATCATCACGGCGTTCGTGTCGTCGAAATCAATGATGGCACCCGCGTTATTTCCACTGTTTCAACTGCAATTATCGGCATGGTATGTACCGCAGAAGATGCGGATGCCACCACGTTTCCGCTCAACACACCGGTCCTGATTACCGACGTTTTGGCTGCCAGCGGTAAGGCGGGTAAAACCGGGACACTGCGTGCGGCGCTGCTGGCTATCGCGGATCAATGCAAGCCCGTCACCGTGGTCGTGCGTGTTGCGACCGGCGCAGATGAAGACGCCACCACCAGCAATATTATTGGCGGTTCGGATGCCAACGGTCGTTATACCGGCATGAAAGCCCTGCTTTCTGCGCAGGCAGAATTAGGCGTGAAGCCTCGCATCCTGGGCGTTCCGGGCCTGGATAATCAGGCTGTCGCCACCGCACTGGCGGGTGTATGTCAGCAGCTGCGTGCCTTCGGCTATATCAGCGCTTACGGCGCAAAAACGCTTTCCGATGCAATCAAATACCGCGACAACTTCAGCCAGCGTGAACTGATGCTGATATGGCCGGATTTTGTGAACTGGAATACGGCTACCAGCCAGTCTGATATTGCTTACGCCACTGCACGCGCTTTGGGTCTGCGCGCCAAAATCGACCAGGAAACCGGCTGGCATAAAACCCTGTCAAACGTCGGCGTGAACGGCGTGACCGGTCTTTCCGCCAGCGTATTCTGGGATTTACAGGCGAGCGGCACCGATGCTGACCTGCTAAACGAAGCCGGTGTGACGACGCTGGTGCGCAAAGACGGCTTCCGCTTCTGGGGCAACCGTACCTGTAGCGACGATTCACTGTTCATCTTCGAAAACTACACCCGCACCGCTCAGGTGCTGGCCGATACCATGGCGGAAGCACACATGTGGGCGGTCGATAAACCCATGACCCCGTCGCTGGTGCGCGACATGATCGACGGCATCAAAGCCAAAATGCGCGAAATGAAATCAGCGGGTTACATCATTGATGGCGATTGCTGGTACGACGAAACCGCTAACACCGCGGAAACCCTGAAGGCTGGCAAGCTGTATATCGATTATGACTACACGCCGGTTCCGCCTCTGGAAGATCTGACCCTGCGCCAGCGTATCACCGACTCTTATCTGGTGAACTTTGCCGCGTCCATCAACAGCTAAGGAGAAAATGACTCATGGCACTTCCTAAAAAATTGAAATACCTGAACCTGTTTAACGACGGTAACAGCTACCTCGGCCTTGTCTCTTCCCTGACCCTGCCGAAACTCACCCGCAAGCTGGAAAACTATCGCGGCGGCGGCATGAGCGGTTCGGTCGCGGTGGATTTCGGTCTCGACGACGATGCGCTGACGCTGGAATGGTCGATCGGCGGTCTGGACGAACTGGTTCTGCAACAGTGGGGCAGCGTCTCCGATATTCCTCTGCGTTTTGCCGGTTCCCTGCAGCGTGACGATACCGGTGATGTGTCAGCGGTTGAAGTGATGATGCGTGGCCGTCACAAAGAGTTTGATTTTGGTGAGTACAAGCAAGGTGAAGACACTGAAACCAAAGTCACCACCCAGTGCACTTACTTCAAACTGACTATCGACGGCAAAGAGCTGATTGAGATCGATACCGTCAATATGGTGGAAATCGTCAACGGCGTTGACCGCCTGACTGAACACCGCACCGCACTCGGCCTGTAATTCCCTTCCCTGAGCCGGCAAATGTTGCCGGCTTCACTTTCGTTTAAACAGGAAACCCTATGAGCCAGATTGAAAACAACGACAACACTGTGATTCTTGATGTTCCGCTCAAACGCGGCGATATGGAAATCACAGAAATTCAGGTGACCAAACCGACGGCGGGCAGCCTGCGCGGTATCGGGCTGGCGGCGCTGGCGAACGCCGACGTCGATGCGCTGATCACTATTTTGCCGCGCATCACTTCTCCCAATCTCACCAAAGAAGAGTGCACACGCCTCGAGCTGCCTGACCTGATTGCGCTCGCGGGCAAGGTGATTGGTTTTTTATCACCGAAACCGGCGGCGTAAAGATCGCGCCCCGGCTCACCGTGGATGATCTGATGGCAGACATCGCGGTGATCTTCCACTGGCCGCCGTCCGAAATGGACGGCATGTCGCTCACCGATCTGTTGAGCTGGCGATATAAGGCATTGCAACGCAGCGGAGTCAAAACAGATGAGTAATGTCGAACAGTTACCCTCGACGCTGGGGAACATCAATAAGCAGCTAAAAGCGCTGAAAGCCGCGACGGAAAATGTCTGGCGAAATTTCACAATGCTGCCGGAAAAGACGTTATACAGCGTCATTTCAGATGATATCAGCGATGTCGTTCTGGACTTCCAGACGCTGGAGAAACAATCACGAGTGATGGAGGACTTCTCCGGCGCGCAATATAAGCTGATAACCGAAGGGCCGGGCGCATTCCTGCGCCAGCATTCTGTTGATCAACAGAGCCATGATCTTCGCGGTCAGGGCGTGAATACTGAACGACCTGCCATCCTTATCGGGCCACAAACCCGAGACATTAGCGGGCAAACGACACCCCGGCAGGAAAGCGCTGAAACAAACAAAAACGCGGGCATCGAAGCGATTAACTTTGCTCATCCCCAGCTTGAACGGGCAAAAGAATTCCTCAAGCCTGGCGCCGGGCTACAGGCCGCACTCTCTGAAGTCCAGTCGATGCTCGGCCTGAAAAATGACGATCCGCGTATAGCGGCGTTGCGTCAGCAAAGTCTGTCGATGGCAGCGTCTGGCCACGCGCCTTCTGAGGTTGTGGCCACGCAGAAGAAACTCGCCGGAGACGGGCTGGATGCCAGTCAGGTTCTGGCGCAGACACCGGCTCAGCTCAACGGCGATACGCCGGACGCACAAATGGCCGTGACGGTGAAAGGTGACAACCTCGATGGCGATATCACCAAACTGTTTGCGACATGGGAAACCCTGCGCATCAATCTGTTTGAAGGGCAAAGCTCGGCGCTGCGCGAACTGACGCAAACCGCCACCGGCTGGCTGACCACGCTCAATACCTGGATAAACGATAATCCACAACTGGTGAATTCCCTGCTCGGCCTTGCTTTAGGGATTACCGGCATTGTCGGTGCACTGAGTTCAGTGAGTGCCGCCACCGCGCCGGTGCTGAGCGGCATCAATATGCTGATGGCCGGAACCGGAGTACTCGGCCCCCTCTTCACCAGCACCGGCGGCATGATTGCAGCCGCTTTTGCAGCCATCGGGTTGCCGCTGTTGCCGGTCATCGCCCTGATTGCCGGTATTGGCATCGCCATCGTAAAACTTTGGGAGCCGATCAGTGCTTTTGTCAGCGGTTTAGTCGCGGGTTTCAGTTCTGTCATAGGGCCGATCACCCTGACATTCGCACCTTTCAAAGCTGCGCTCGGGTGGATAACTGATTTGTTTACGCCGATTAAATTTACGCAGGATCAGCTGGCGGGCTTTAGCAACGTTGGCAAACTGGTTGGGGAAGCCATCGGAGAAATTTTCGTGACGTTGAAGAATGCCGTCTCTCAAATCGGGGAAGTCTTTAACTGGGCGCGTAAAGGCGTCGATTCCGTTCTGAATATTTTCAGCAGTGATTCCGATGAACCGGCTGAGAACCTGAGTGCGCCAGCGGCCTTTGCGCCGAATATTTCGCCGACAGGCGGAACGCTCAGCCTGTACCAGCCTGCTAAAAACAGCGTTGCCAATAATCTGACCGATAACCGGGCAACGACCATGAATTTCAGTTTTACCGCCACGCCTGAAACAGACTATCCGAAAATTCAGGGCTTTATTAACCAGGCAATGAATGAGCGTGACAGGAATGACGAGAATGCGCTGCACAGCCAGTTCAGTAACGGAGGCTTCTACTCATGATGATGTCGCTGGGTTTATTTGTATTCAAACTGAGCACTCTGCCCTATCAGACCACCAATCATCAGGTGAATTACACCTGGGCGGAAAACGCCCGTTTCGGCCAGCGGGCGGTTTCGCAATTTCTCGGACCGGGCAAGGAAACGTTGAAGCTGACGGGACAACTCCTGCCGGAACTGACCGGCGGCATGCGCTATCTGCAAACCCTGCAAAGCATGGCGGATTCAGGCCGGGCGTGGCCGCTGATTGAAGGCAACGGCACTATTCATGGCATGTTTGTCATTGAGAGCCTGACGAATGACAACGGCGAATTCAATTCAAACGGGCAGGCGCGAAGTATTTCTTTCAGCGTCATTCTTAAACGGGTGGATGAATCTCAGGCCGCCATGTTTGGTGACCTGATGGCGCAGGCTGAAGGTTTGTATAACAAGGCCAGTTCGGCAATTGGTAATTTTATTACCGGAGGATAACGATGCTTACCGATCTTCAGTTACCCGCTGGCGCACGGATCGCGCCGGCTTTTACTCTGAAAATTAAAAATAAGGTGCTGGAACAAAGTGTTACAGGCCGCATCATCAGTCTCACCGTCAATGACAAGAGCGGATTCGCGGCAGATGATCTGACGCTCAAATTCGACGATGCCGACGGACAACTGCAAATGCCCGCCAGAGGCACTCTTCTGCATTTGCATATCGGGTGGTCGAAACAGGCTTTGTACGACTGCGGGTACTTCATTGTGGATACCGTGACCCATCAGGGATCACCAGATATTGTGATCATCACCGCCCGCAGTGCCGATTTTCGTGGGACATTCGAGACAAAACGCAGCCAGTCTTATGATGACTACACGCTGGGTGCGATCGTAAGGATCCTCTCAGCGCGCAATAATCTCTCTTTGCCGGTTATCGCGCCGGAGCTCGACAGCATTAAGATCCCGCACATCGATCAGACCGATGAGAATGACGGATATTTCCTCACCCGGCTGGCACAAAACTACGGCGCGCAGGCCACGGTGAAAAATGGCGCTATTATTTTTTTTAAACCTTATTCGGCCAGGAGCGCTTCCGGGCAAGCGCTGCCGTGGAAAACGCTGGTGCGCAGCGACGGCGATGAGCATGTTTTCAAGGTGATTGATCAGAAGGCATTTAGCGGCGTGATTGCCCAGTCTTATGATGTGAAAGCGGCGGCTACCAGCAGTGTAGCCCTGAAAAGAATACCGCCTGCAAACTCCACCTCGCAAAAGCAACATCCGGCAGCAACCAAAGCGGCGGGTACTGAGTCTTCTGAAACAGCGCCACCGCTAAAAAGTTATACAGCCGGCTCCGGGGCAAATGTCCTCAAACTCCAAAAAATATATCCCGATGAAGCGTCCGCGAGGCGCGCGGCGGATTCTGCTTTTAATCAGATCCAGGCGGATTCGGCATCATTTAGCATCAGACTGGCAATGGGCCGTGCCGATCTCAGCGCTCAGACACCGCTGAATGTGCAGGGTTTTAAAAATGTGATCGACGACCAGCACTGGATTATCGACTCGGTTGAACATAGCCTCAATGAAAAAGGGTTTACGACAAAGTTGAATTTGAAGATTTACGTGGCGGATATCACGTATCAGTCATCAATATCACAACCATAAACTTGCTTTTGCAAGTTTATGGTTCCATAATGACCTCATCGCTTACCTGTCATGCCGGAGGTTTTTATGATGCATTGCCCGCTTTGTGGAAAAGTCGCCCACACACGCTCAAGCCGATATCTGAGTGAGTCTACGAAAGAACGGTATCATCAGTGCCAGAACATCGAGTGTAGCTGCACCTTTGCCACACACGAATCCGTCGCTCGCGTCATTTCAAAACCTGGGAGCGAAAAATCAGCGGCGTAGTAAAATTAAGGTCATTCAGAGATAAAAAAAGGGGTTAGCCATTGGCTAACCCCTTGTTCTCTATTAACTAGTCGATGTCGCGTTAGCGATACCTTAGTTAAGACGCTCTTTGATACGAGCAGACTTACCAGTACGCTCACGCAGGTAGTACAGTTTAGCTTTACGAACGGCACCACGACGTTTAACAGCAATGCTGTCGATTACTGGGGAGTGAGTCTGGAATACACGCTCAACACCTTC